AGGGTACAGGATAGAATTTCCGTAACGATTAACAGAAGTATAGAATGCCAAAAATAAACCCTCCAATGTTGAGTTTATTCTACCATAAAAAAGGGGGCTTGTAAACCCCCTAAATTTTATTTTTTCTCTGAAACAAATGTATACATTTCATTGGCCTTTTCCATGACCTCCTCCATTGTATACATTTTTGGGATATATTTGTTCCACGCCTCGGCAGCTAGTTCCATGTTTTCTTTGTTTGCTTCAAACATGGTTTTTGCAATTTCCATTTGCGTGTCGTATTGCTTGTCCAACATGCTCTTTGCCATTGCTAGAACGTCGGTACGAATTTGATAAGGATTAGACATAATAATCTCCTGTGTCTGTGTTGTGATCTGAGGGGCCAGAGTCCAGCCCCTCTGCTGTATACTTATATCAGCCTTTCAGCTTTGCTACTTGCATCATGCAATTTTTTGCTAGGTCGTGTTGACCTTGATTTGCAAAATGAGCAGCGGCTCTGCTATATCCAACAACTTCACACCAGTTCATAAAACCGGCCCAAAGTTTTTGGAACCATGAACGATGATCGATAGTAACTGTATCTACTAAAAAAGCCATTAGACAAATCCTTTTAAGTTAGGGTTAAAAGGAGAGATAAGATGTGATTGTTTCATATCTGCATCTTGTCTAGCAATAGAATAGATATCGCCTCTTGCAATACCAATATCGTTCAATTCTGCATCAGTTAGCTTACGCAATTCATGTTCTGTTTGTCTGATTGCTTTAGCCATCTGATAGTTGTTAATCAGCTTCAGTAAGAAGCTCTTTAGTGTCTGTGTCATTTGTTAATTCCTCGTAATGACCGATTGCGATTTTACGAGGACGCATTTCTTCGGGGATGACGACTTTCAGTTTAACTGACAAGACACCGTCCACTAGATCTGCTCCGTGTACTTGTACGTATTCTGACAGCCTAAAGGTGCGTTTGAACTTCTTCGTGGAAATACCACGGTGAATGTACTCGCGACCTAACGATTTATGTTCACCCGAAATAGTCAATGTACGATCTTTTACTTCGATTTCAAGTTCGTCACGTTTAAATCCCGCAACGGCAAGCTCAATGAGATAGTTATCTTCATCGGTCTTAAGAATATTATGTGGGGGATAATGATCGTTTGCGTGACGAGCTACATGGTCTAGCTCATTCATTAAATGGTCAAATCCAACAAAGGATGAACGTGGGAATAGTGATTGTACGCCTGTCATATGTATCTCCTTTATGCAAGCAAGATTAAAAATCGGAGCCGGACCATCCGCACTCCGATATTATTTATATAGTTATAGCTATTACAAAATTAAATAGCCGTTAGTCAATTAAGTTGTTTTTTATTTCTTCAAGGATAAGCTTTCTGAATTTATTTCTTTCAAATGCAGAGTACACTTCAGACAAAGGATAAATTCCATGGAATTTAGTTTTCTTATAGTTTAAGCAGGCTTGCATATACATTGCATTTTTTTCAGTAAATTCAAATTGTCTGAAGTTTATTTTTTCATCTGTATGAAATTTTATATATGATAAAATATCACCTTGAGAAAAAGAAAGTTCAGTTGTGTTTGGATGTGGGATCATTGCTAAATTCAAAGAGCGAAACCATTTACCAATATCATACTTACCCTGTAAAACATTTCCCCATTTTGATACACTATTCTTGTTATGTAAAAATGGATGTTGTTGACTCATTTCTAGTGGTGAATCACTGAAAAAGACGAACCCAAGAGTGATGTGCCACATTTTTCCATATATTGGATTATCCGCTAGAATTTTTGTATAAACATCAAGATCTAACCCTTCAAATTCAAGACCATTATTTACTTTATACACTCTAAAACTGAATGGTGCCTTTAACATAAATGTATTTTTTATTTCATCTGTAAAGGCCGGGCATTTTATGTAACTCATATTTTTTTCATCATCAACTAAAAATCTTGGTACCTGTGATAATACGGGCTTAATATCACAGACACCAAGAGCAAAATTATAGGGATGAGTTTTATAATGGTTAAACGACCAATATACTGTTTTCATAATATATTAATACTTTCATTATTTATTTCCAATATTATACTTCGGACACAGCTCCCACTGGTCTTTTTCTTTATAAGAAATAATTTTGATCTGCCTCAGAGGAGCAACGTTGAGTTCTTCTTTACGAACGAAATCAATGAGTCCCCAATCGCTCAACAATGTGGCAATCGTATTTCTTCGTGCAATATCATTTTCTTCGAGATTTGCTTTCTTCCCATCTAACATAAACAGCTCTTTAAAGTGGACGATAAAGTACCGGCCTTGTTTATGAAGGATGTGGCATGATTGAAACAACTTACGGTCTTTGCGTGATGCTACACCAATACGAGTAAGCGTTTCACGAACCTTTAAAAAGTCGTCAGGCTCGTTAAGTGTGACCTCCAACATGGTGGTAGGAGACCATTCAATTACATTATTTTCTTCCACCTTTGCTCACCTTCTTTTCTAATTCTTTTATTTGCTCAGGTGATAAGAGTGAGAGAGCTTGCTTTGCTTCATTATTGCTGTAGCCATAATACTCTTTTATCACTTCAATATCACGTACTAAGTCAGGTTTATTCCATTTCGAAAAACGTTTCCGCTTCCTGACAATATTTATAAGAAAATGAAATTGAAGCTTTTTATCGAGGTGAGCATATTGGTTCATCTCGTTTGCTATAGCTACAGTGTCTGGAAAGTAAGATAGACCACGATTTACCATAAAAGCATTGTATTGCTTTTCAGTAACATCGTCAATCATTATATCTTGTTTTGTAAAGTTAATCGCGTTCAAATAGTCAAATGGGCTCATGATGATTCATTATAATATAAGTAAATTAATCCGTTATGGTCAGATGTTTTAAGAGTACCAACACTATGGGTAATGGCTAAGGACAGGTAGTCACCTTTGGCAAAAGACTCCGGTGTGATGGCAGTGTGATTACCACGTGATCCGGTGGACGTACAGTCGACTGTCATGGTCTTACTTGTTGCACTGCCATTCTTATATAGAGTAACAGTGGTGTTACCGGTTGCTGTGATAGTATTTAGCTGCAATGAAATATTTCTTACAGAACCACTAAAAGGCATTCGATATCCACTATTGGTTCCACCAAAAACATATCCACTTGCACCAGTAATACTTGAATCCAAATCATCATCAACTGAAATAAAAGATTTAGAAGTGCCAGCGTTTAATTGACTTACGCCAGATAAATTAAAGTACTGATCACCAGTAACAAAGTCACCAGAGCCTTCGGCTGAATCTAAACTACCTATATAAATTGGGCTGATAAGAACAAATCTGTTATTTTCTTCATCACGAAAACCAGCTGTCTGATATGGAATTTCCTGTGCCATTATAACCTCATAGAATTATACCACTATTTATAGTGCTCGTACAACAGTTTGCATACGCATAACATCAAGTGCAATGTCGTGGCGTGGGTCATGATGAATAAATGATTGTGCACACCCGTCAGGCATGAACTTATTATCTATATCAGATCCCCATAGCAATCCATCAAGGAAAGAACGAGTATCACGTACGTTCCACCAAGGGTACGGTACACCTTTGTTGCATGAGTACAAAAGCTTTTCCATAAGAACAGGATCGAACATATTACCACGAGTATAGACTCGACGAATATCATTCATTCCCTTTGTGTATTCTGTCATAAAGTTCCAAAGGTCAGAAATAGATGCATCACTCGGTGAGGGCTTGAGTTGCTCCTTGGCCTGCTCTGTCTGCTGATCCCACCACTTTAAGGTAGTTTGCTCAATCTTACGTTTGTACTTCTTTACCTGCTCTTCTACATTAAACTTAATGAATCCGGTTTGTTCTACCAAGTCATCGTAGTTGTACGGATCCAAAGCATAGTTGTTTTCATTAAAACGAAGAACAGCCAGTGATATGACTACTCCGTCGTACTGGTTACCCAGTGTTTCAAAATCGTATATAATACAATCATCCATTATTTAAAACTCACGTTTGCCATGATCTCTGTCATACATGCTACAACATTCAGTTCATGGTCTGCCACGAAGGCGTCTTTATATTGATAGTCGGCAAGGATAAGGATGAGCTGTGGAATGGAGTGTGGTTCTACGTATTCATTCATATTATCGTAGAGGCCACGGAAGATACCAACCGTGTCTTGATCCATGTTGTTCACAACCCAAGAACGCATCTTCTTGAAGTTCTTGTCTTTTAAACTTGTGGCGAGTTCAGCAAAACTGCTATCACTAGTCCGATGATTACTGCCGTCAATACGAGAGCCACCAATGCTCCTACGTTGTCCTTCATTTAATACCCTTCTCCAATCTGGAGCGTACTTCATAATAAGATCAGCTACAGCCTTTTCTTCATAAGGTACGCTTTCTTGATCTAATATGTATACGAAACGTTTAAAAAATTGGGCTGCAAGACCAGCTAAATCTTTCTTTGTCGTATTAAATTCATAGACACCACACCGAGAGTGTAGTGGTTCGATGATACGATTCTTAAAGTTACATGTAAGGATAAACCGACAGTTGTTTGCAAACTCTTCCATGAAACCACGAAGAGCAGGTTGAGTTGACTGTGGATTCAAGTAGTCAGCCTCATCGAGGATAACAACCTTGTAACCACCCTGTAAAGATACCGAAGATGCAAACTGTTTAATCTTACCACGTAGGGTATCGATGTTACCTTCTTCAGATCCGTTGATGATAATATAGTCAAGTCCTAGCTCGTTACACATAGCTTTGGCTACTGTAGTCTTACCAAGACCAGCTGTACCAGTGAACAACATATTAGGCATGTCACCGGTATCGACAATCTTTTGAAATGTATTTTTTAAGTCAGTAGGTAAGATAGTATCGGCCACCTTTCGTGGCCGGTACTTCTCAACCCATAAAAAATCTTTAGACATTTGCTCTCCTCATTATATAATAGTATTGTAAATCAATTGTGAGCAAATGTAAACTAGTCAGATGAGGCTGCCTCTTCTTCGTTATGGTTTTCTACGATTTGAATCAACTGAATGCATTGATCACGTAGTTGACCAATTGTGCTGAGTTCTTCACCTTTAAATCCACCACGTTGTGTAATGGCATCGATGACTGCTACGGCCGAACGGCCAACACGGTTTCCTAGATCGTATACTTGAGTATGATCAGACATATAATTCTCCTATTAAGCTTTGTAGGTTGAGGACTTTTCGAGGGCTACCCAGTACTTCAGGTCCATCTCGTCTGAAGTGCTGGTGAACTGTGAGATAAGCTTCGATGAGATTTCTACCTTATAATCAGAAGGAATCATACGAAGATTAGCAATGTTTAGAATAAAGTTAAAGTCTTCTGACTTATATTCTCCATCAACATCGATGGAATATGTATTCGATGTACTGTTAGTTGTGTCTACAACTGTAAGTGTAACCACACCGTTTGAACCAGTAATCGATACCTCGCTGTGGCCAAGAGCAGAAGCTGCACGTTTCAGGTTAGCCAGTGTTGCTTGATCCAACATAAACGTAACTTCAGGATCCGGCATATTGATAGGCTTGCTCGGTGAAGTAAGCATCTCAGTATCAGAAAAGAAGTACTTGATCTTAGCTCGACCGGATGTATCGCCGACAGTGGCAAAGTGCTCGTCAAGCTTGATGTTAGATGTATCAAATAGATTTAATACCGATAAGAATTCTGATAGATCATAGATACCAAAGGTACGATCAAATTCTTCGGGTACAGTTGCCTGAGCAAGAATGTTCTTCGCCTCAGACATAGTCATAATGGACTTCCCTGGATGAATCACTAAGTTAGGATTAATCGAAGAGAAGTTCTTCAAAGTTTGCATAGTAAAGCTGGATAGTTCCATTATCAATTTCCTTTTAGTTTACTAAAGTTCTTCTCTTTGTGGAACTCGAGTTTGTTCTCGAACTTCCCTTCAAGAATATCACCTTTATGAGAAATAACAAACACGTTAGTATCATTGTCCAACGTATAGATTATCTTCATAAGGTTGTCAACTCCTTCATAATCGAGAGATGAGTCAAAGGTTTCATCCAAGATAAGTAGGTTTGTTGCAACAGAGTTCTTCATCTTAGCGATCATACGCCAGGTGAAGAGGAGTGCCAGATCGATACGTTGTTTCTCGCCCTCGGAAAATGAGTCGTAAGAGAAAGAGTCACGATGTCTGGAACGGATAGTTTCTGAGAATGCTTCGTCCAAGTGAAAGGATACGAAGAAGTCTAGAACCTGTAAGTACTGATTTACGAGTTTATTTATAACGGGTAGATACTGTTTAATGATTTTTGTTTTGATACCTGTATCCTTGAGCATTTCAAGGATAACACTATTATAATTCATTGACTCGGATAAGTACAATCTTTTTTCAAACAAATCATCTTTTTGCGACTTAAGAGTATCAAGGTCTGCAATGGACTTTGCTACATCGCCATCATTGCCGCGTATTTGTGATATGGAAGCGGTGAGAGTTCGTATTTGTCCTTGCAGCCGTACGATTTCACGATTGTTGCCAGATATAAGTGCGGTTTTGGTTCTGACATCATTTGAGGCATCGTTGAGCCGTTCAAGAGTTGATTCCACAATAGCCGACTGGTTAGCGACATCGTCGAGAGCTTTCTGGATCTCTGCTGCTTTAGTCTTGGCGGAGGACAGTTTCTCTGATCGAAGGTCGTCACTAATATCTTGGGAACATGAGGGGCATGTATCATTTTCCTCATAAAATTTCGAGTCCTTGACGAGGGTCTTGATTTTTTGATTGAACTCTGCTTTATAATGGAGTAGCGTTTGCTTCTTATCGTGGTTCTCTTTGAGACCTTCTTCAAGCCCAGCCGAGAGTTCGTCGATTTCATCTGAAACGGTT